TACGCAAACAAGAGACAACTTACAAATCCGCGAGACGGTTGTACCTGTAAAACATTCTGTCGAAAGCCCCCAAGTGGTGGAATCCCTGTTTACGTGAAAAATGAACGACGAACCAGCCCTACTCGCCCTCTATGAGTTGGAATCTAAAGTATTTCCTCATTTAGAGACCATTAGTCAAGTCGACCCAGCGGTACACCACTGTCTAGAAGAAGCTCGGACTCTACTCCAAAGGGCTCAAGAAATTCTTCAAGCGGCGGTTCTAGACCCACAGACACATTACCAGGATTCTCAAAGGTTTTATCATAACTTGGCTCGAGTTCTCCCGATAATGGTACTACTCGAATCCGTCTCACCTCTACCTCCCGATCCGGATGAGGTGGGTAATTCACCAGATACGCCGTCTTCAGACCTGTCAGACGAAGATAGTTATTACCCTGCAACTCCGCCGCGTCATTCAGAGTTCGAATAGTTTTAAATTCTAGAACAATCTCATTGTCAATGATTATATCCGCCCTCAAGTTACCAATCACATGACCTTTAAATGGAATTGGAATGATACGTTCCGATTCGTACCGAATCCCTTTTTCCCTTAATAAAACCTCCATCGCATTGTGGTATACTCTCTCACTGTATCCAGGACCCAGTTGAGAATATATCTCTCGAGCGAATGCCTCGATGTTCATTAGACACTCTTCAATTTTCTTCTTTATCTAAAGTAAGATGCTTCCAAAGAGGGTGCCTATCAAAGAGATCTCTACGAAGACAGTGGAGAAACGAAGGTCTGAAACGGTGCGTAGACAGGCTCTCAACAGACGTCGTGAAGTGGAGAGACGAAGGAAGATGACTCAAATTAATGCTGCACTCAATCGTCTATCCAAAAAATTTAGGCGTGTAAACATACCCAGGAATACGTTTAACGTAGGTACGGTGACGAGTGGGAATGATCGTTACCTATCAGTAAGATTGAGTCGTAAAACAATCAAGGAACTCCAGAATGTGTATAAGAAAACCTGGGAACAGCGAGTAGAGTATGGGGGTTCGATACCGTTCACACTTTCGAATACACGTAACTATGTCAGATTCGGTACACCGACGGTGAGTACAAACCAACAATTGGCTTCTGTAACCCCCACACAAGAAGATATGACTCAATATATCGTGTATCACACACACCCAGTTCCCGAACAAAACAGGACACTTTTTACCTATCCAAGTGGTACTGATTTCAGAACGTATATAAGCTACTACCCCGCGATACAGGCAAATATTATCCTTGAGAACCAAGGGTACTATATCATTGATCTTATTGAAACGAATATGAATAAACCCAACCCAGATGAAGTTGTCGAAGAATTTAATCGTTTCTTGACTTCCAGAGAATTACGACGTGTATCAGTGAATTGGAGTAACTTGGTATATATTCAAACAACGCCTGACCAATGGAAACGAACTGTAAATGGGTACGTGGACCCCATCATGCGAAAGAAGTTTGGTATATCCGTTAGGTACTACACATGGGACCAACTGGGTGAGATTACACTCCTAGATAAAAATGTCATTATGAATATAGGATGACCGCTCACAGGTTACACATTACAAAAATCGTGGTGAGAGATTTGAAATCTGTGAGTAAGTTGTCGTCTAAAAACCGTTGGGAATATGGGGGTAAAGTTAAGTACGATAGGTGTATGAATTACAAAGGTCTCACCTACGTGACCTCCAAGGAAAGGGCGCGTGTCGACTCGAGTGTCCTCGAGGAGGAGTGGTCGGATGCACCTGTAGCGTATCACACACATCCATCATTCCTGCAAGTGATTCCCGATGAAGTTGGTCCTACCATTTTCACAACTCTCCCAAGTAATGCAGACTTTGAATCATTCATTAAAGGGTTCCCCGATATACAGGTGAACATCATTTGTGACGCACGTGGGTACTATGTTATCGACATTTTCGATGCCGTTCGTATGGGTACAGTCCCCGTACCAGAGGGGGTCTTCTCCCTCATGAAAGAGGTTCGATACGAAGACTTCCTTCTCAAACGCAGCTTCGGGGAAGATAGATGTGAATACTTTTCTACCGATTTACACGAATGGAAATGGTTCATCAATGAAGACCTACACCCTAGACTAAACGAACTTTATGGCGTTTCTATTAAATTCTATGGATACGACGACGAACCACCTACAGTCATCATTGACGCATGAGAGAGTCTTCTAGTTCATCTACTTCGTACCACGCCCAATGACACTCTTGGGACTCTATGTTATCTTCACAAATATCCTGTGCTTCTTTTATCGCTTCTGTGAAACGTAAACGAAGTCTCAGATTTTCCCTAATTGGACGCACTTCCACGACACTTGGTCGTCTGTACATCCCCTCGAGAACGTTCTTACGAGTCTTCGCCAACTTTATCTTGTATAGATTATTTTCGGAAAAAGTTGCGATACATTTCATACTTTATGGAGGTATTAAAGTTTTAAGTATATAGATTGTTATAAGATGTCCTCTTACAACGTTGAATCCTGTAACTTCAAGTACCGGGTCTCTTCCCTTGAGAGGGTTGTCGATGGTGACACCATTGATGTTAACATTGATCTAGGCTTTGATGTCTGCACGAAGCAGCGTGTTCGCCTCCTAGGTATTGACACTCCCGAGTCTCGTACTTCTGATAAGGAGGAGAAAGTTTTCGGACTTCTCTCGAAGAAGAAGCTCAAGGAATGGTGCCTGAAGGCGGTCGCATCTGAGAAAGATGATATTGAGATCGAACTCAGATGCCCGGAGGCGGATTCGAGGGGTAAGTTTGGTCGCGTTCTCGCAGAGGTTTGGGTGTGTGAAGAAGGTACCTGGACCAATGTTAATAAGTGGATGTGTGACGAAGGGTATGCTGTTCCATATGCCGCTCAAAACAAGTCGCTAGTCGAGGGCCTTCATCTAGAGAATCGCAAGAAGTTGATCGAACGTGGTGAGGTTCAGGTGTAAGGATACTTCCTAACCCATAAATTACAAATCCATTTCTCTCCAGACTTTACAGGTTTCCCACCATGTAAAGCCTTGGATGTCATAAACTCATAGTTGTCGAGAGTATCGAAAAAAAGGGCATCACCCTTCTCGAGTTTGTACTCTTTGTTCAAGTTTGGAAATATAGTTTCACCACCTTCATAGCCATCATTCAGTGCCAAAATGAATGTATACATTCTCATATTTTTATCATTTTCAAATGCGTCTTGGTGAGGTTTATAAAATCCACCGGGTTCGTACCGAAGCACCTGTAACTGTTCACAATTCACGAATGGTCGATCCGTGTGTGTGAGACATCTGTCCATAATATCTCGAACAATAGGATCCTCTTTGTCTAACCATGCTGTCTCACTTTTACGAATCGATTCATCCACTTTTTTTTCATTTGTGACAGATGATGTCCCCAAATCATTCTTTGCTTTCTGTATTACATACCGACATTCATCGTCAGTCAAAAAGTTTTTGAACACCTTGGGGCTTCTGTATCTAGGTAATATGTAGATGACGAGAATGATGATGAACAATAAAAGTAACATCCTAATATACTCATACATAAATATTTCTGGGAAGTCGACAATTATAGCGTTTACGAATTGAATCGAAAATTTCATTTCCATAGTCCACAATCTTCTGTAAAAGATCAATGATTTCATCATGTCGTCCTGGTTCAAGAACATACTGTCTAAGAAAATCTCCACCTGTATTGGCGAGCATTTCAAAAATGTTTGAAAGATCTCGATTTTTTTCCACGTACTTCTCTTGCCGCTGTAAATAATGTTTGAACTCGTATTCGGTAATATCGTTCAACATGTAGACAACTCGTATTTGGGTATTGTCTATCGGTCGCGTATCTATATACACCAATTCTCGTTCTATTTGATGTACAAATAATGAATATTGGAGTATCTCATTTGTGGCACCCATTTCTCGTAATTCTCTAAACGAAGGGGTGCCACCACATGGAATATCTCCGTGTTCTCGAGACATCATCGTCTTTTTCTTAAACTCTATGAAGTGTGGATTGTGTATTCGACCAGTCTCAATTTCACCGGTGCGCCAATTGAAAGCTGTGTGACACGAAATACACCACATCTGAGCACACCCACTTGTCTTATGGATGACTGTACCACATTTGGGACACGACTTACTATCTTTATTGAGAAGTTTCATCGTTTTTACAGTTTCAGGGTTACACACGTGATCAGGTACCAAGGGATCATTACACTCTTTACAGTATTTACATTCACATAAACCACAATACCATTCTTCATTCAGAAAACCTTTACATTCTTCTTTTGGACACTGACGTATAAAACGCCTTGGTTCGGAATCCATAAATGCTCCACCGTTTCGCAACTGATCTAGATGTCTATATGTACCCTCCATTTCCCTGTAAAGCACTTGGATTTCACGGGGTATGGGGCCTTCTAATTCAAATACCCTATGTCTTGCATGAAGTTCCATAAGCTTTTCCTTTTGTTGTCGGATGATGGTACGAATTCTACGCATCTGTATTACTCGCTCGACTTCAGGTTGTGTCTCTGGCATGAGAGACTTCTCTCTCTCAAACAGAACATCTTCTCGGTGACGCTTTAGTTTGGTATTTCTAAAATACTTGGTACAGAATGAATCTACAAATTCACGATTCCAAGGAGTCTTACATCCCATACAATGTGGGTCTTCAAAAGATTCTAGGATGTATCTTTGAGAACATGAACGACAACTTGTTAAATCACAAAAAGGACACTTGACTTCTTTGTGATTTATCTTGTTTAATTTTTCACAACACACATTACAACTTCCCATTAAATTAAAGGACGATTATTTCTTTAAATCACAATTATTGAAAGGCTACAAACTGGCTAATCATATCTCCCATATCATCTCTCTCATAAATCGTCTGCGCGAAAAATAGAGTCATATCTGCCTGTCCATATGACAAGTACGTACTCCGATACTTCTCATATATACTTGCAAGTTCATCTAAATTGTTGTCACACCATTCCTCCACATCCTCTTTCGTCATTCCT